GCCGCCCGTCACCTCGGTGCCGGCGGTGCCGTCGCTGGGGGCGGCGGTCAGCAGGCCGACGTAGAGACTGGTCGGGCCAGTGCCGGCCGCAGCAGAAGCGCCGGTGATGCCGATCGCTTGGCCGCGGAACAGCCAGTCGAGCAATTTGTTTTCGAGGAAGTCGGACATTGCGGCCATGGTGGCTCCTTCTACGATCTAGCTTAGAGTCCGCCGTATTGGACGGAACGGGGTTTGTGACGGAGGCGGCCTTGTTCCAGCTTCACCTTGAAGCAGTAGTCCTTGAACCGGCTCTCGAAATCCGCGGCCTTCGTCCGGTCAAAGGTCTCTGCGTCCTGCACGCTGTAGGCGAGGTGCTTCATCCACAGCAGCAACTCGCGGTGGTGCTGCTCGGCGATCTCGAATGCCTGGTCGTCGGTGATGCGCACCAGCGGCAGGCGGAACACGGACAGTTTGACGGGCGTGTCCTCCATCGGCAGTGGCCAGGTGCGCACCGTGCTCTCGTCCATGCCCATGACCAGTGCGCGCAACACGCCAGGCACGTTGTCGAAGTACCTGTTCTGGGTGGCGAGATCTTCCTCGTTGCACACCTCGACCGGCCGGCCGTTGTCGGCGCGGCGGGCCGTGCGGAGCTTCAGGACCGCCTTGTGTAGTGGGTACTCGCCGGTGCCAGCGAGCACAGCCAGGTCGGTGACCGCCGGCGTGGTGCTGTCGGGGATGCCATCAGTCCAGCGGGTGAACCAGGTCTGGGCCGAATCCATGGCGCCGAAGATGAAGTCGTCGGACCAAAGCTGCGGCTTCGGCACGTCGTTCATCTCGACGCGGAACAGCTCCAGCAGTTCGCCCGTGGTCATGGTCAGTCCTTGTCGACCTGGAAGCGGGCCCAGAGCTGGTCACGCTCCTGGGTGGTGGGCTTCCAGCCCAGCACAGCGGCCAGGGCCGGCACGCGCGGGGCGCCGGTGGCCGAGAAGTCGTCGCGGCTGTTGCGCTCGGCCATGATGCCGATGGCGGCCAGGATGTCCTCGGCGCGCTTGGTCGGGTCGGTCGGCTCGGCGCTGGTGGCCACGGCAGTTTCCTCGGGCAGTTCGCCTTCGGGCACGGCGCCGATGGCGCGCACCTCGGCGTACAGCGCCGGGGGGACATGGGTGGGCACGCCCTTCTTGAACTCGACGGCGTGGCCGAGTACGGAGGCGTGCGTGAAGTCGCGGTGGAGGATGAAGTCCATGATGGTCCTTGGGCAGATGTGAGGACGGGGCCGAAGCCCCGTCCATCAGGAACCAGATCAGGTGGTCTGGGTCTCGTTCGACCGCTGGTCGACCGTGTATTGCACCCGCAGGCGCACGCGGCCCGCCGTGGCGTTCGCCACGGTGTAGGCGATGGTGGCGCGCAGGTTCTGACCGGCGTTCGCCAGCAGCGGGCTGGTCAGGGTCAGCGCGGTGCGGCCGGCGGTCTTCATGTCCACCGCGTTGGCCAGGGCCGTGGTCGTGCCGGCGATGCCCAGCGACACGGTGGCGACGGTCGAGCCGGCATAGGCCGTCTCGACGATCACCTCGCCGCCCTGGAGCACGGCGCCGGGCGGCATCGGGATCGCGTCGAGCACGATGGTGTTGGCCACCGGGCCGTTCAGGCCGGTCTCGGTCGGGTCGGTGGACAGGGCCGGCGTCGAACCCAACGTCTTCTTGGTGCCGTCGACGGAGTCGACGACGAAGTTGTTGAAGTTGAACAGGAACTCGGCCGTCAGCGGGTACTGCGCGGTGCGGGCAGCTTGGAGCTTCATGGTGATCTCGCTTTCTGTGTGGGTTGTTGCGATCTAACTTAGATCACTGGGCCACGTAGCAGGAGATCGCGCCGAAGTCTTCGACGCTGCCGGCTTCGTAGATGTTGCCGAACTTGGGCTTCAGGAAGCCCATGATCTTGCCCACCGAGATGCCCTGCTGGTTCTCGTAGTCGAAGCCCTTCTCGTGCCACTCGGGGGCGCCGATGTCGGCCATGCCCAGCGCTTGTGCGCCGCAGAACAGCACCTGGCAACCGTCGATGTTGGCGCCGGCGCCCCACTTGCCCACGCCGCTGACGGCGCCGCTGGTGTTGTAGACGTGGCGGAACTCATGCAGGTAGATACCGTCGATCTTGACGGTGGCGCCGGTGAACAGCTCGTTCTTGTCGCCGCGCTCTTGCGAATGGCGCAGGTTGAGCATGTAGTCCGGGTCCATCTTCAGCTTGGCCATGGCCTGCGGGGTCAGGAACATGTGGTAGCACTCCTGGCCGCCGTCTTCCTTGACGCCGCGGATGTAGCGGGTCTTGGCGTAAGCCTTCAGTGCGACCACCATAGCCCACGACGGGGTGTCGCCCGCGGCCACAGCCGAAGTGGCGGCGTTGCCCACCAGGGCCTTGGCCGTGCCGTCCCAGCGCAAGCGGCGGTTCGTGGTGGGAGCGGCCACGTCGGCGGCGAACTCCAGGAACGGGAAGTCCGAGCCCACGCGGGCCACGCCGTTGTTCTTCATGGCGTAGCTGACGCCCGACAGGGTCAGGAACGCGAGCTGGTCGATGCGGTCGGCCAGCCAGTAGGCCAGCACGTCGCGGCTGTTGCCGCGGAACTCGACAATGGACTTCTGGTCGGCGATGCGGCCTTCGTGGCGGTTGGCGTGACGCAGTTGGTCGATGCGGATGACCTGGTCGAAGGTCTGCATCGCTTCTTCGTTGCCTTCCAGCGTGCGGTCGCCGGCCACGCCGTCGCCGGTCAGGTCAGCCAGCAGCGTGATGACAGCGCGGGTGCCCTTCTCGCTGCGCTTCAGCTCGGTGACGTGCTGCACCAGGCTGTTCGGGCCTTTGCCCAGGAAACGGTTGACGAAGGACATGTTGCGCGCGTTGCGCCACGTGTCCATGGACCAGACGGTCTTTTGCTCGTTGGTCAGGAGACCGAAGTTGGTCAAGGCCATGAACGGCCTCCTTTCGCTTGGATCGAAGTTGGGTTGCGACTGCGACCTGGGTATCGCCCCAGACAAGCGAAAGTGGCAGCGTTTCGTGCTGCGAGTCCGTTAGATCGAAGTGTAGTCGAAAAAAGAGCCGCCTATCAAGGCGGCTCAAACTCGGGGGCAAAGGGCAAGCCCCGAGGGAGACTCGGTTCAGTCGGTGCAGCCGGCCTTGATCGGTTCGGCGGGTTTCGCCTGGCCCTGCTGGTACGGCATCCAGCGCGCGTGCGCTTCGCCGGGGTACGGCTGCTCCTTGTCTTGCAGCAGGCGCACGCTGGTGCGCCGGTGCATGAAGCCGTTCGCGTCGGCCACCGTGAGGTTCACCATGCGGTCGTTCCACACGTAGCAGATGCCGGCGTCGCAAGGCTGGTCAAGCATGCTCTGGATGCGGTCGGAGTGGCGTTCGCTCACGTCGTACTCGCTGGGGTAGTACCAGACGCGGCGGCCGATGGTCGGGACGATCATGCGGCCTCCTTCGACAGGCGTTCCTTGAGGGCGTAGCCCATCAGGGGCCACAACTCGTTGCGCGCGTTGGCGAAGGCCACCTTCTCACCAATCTCCTGATCGTCGTTCTCGGGGGAGACCGACACGGACGGGCGACCAGTCACGGCGAAGCCACTCTTGGTGGTGAGCACGCACCAGCGCAGCACCTGGCCGCCGGCTGAGATGTGCTTGACGAATGCGCTGTTGATGACGTTGCCATCCAGGTCTTCGGGAGTGAGGCGCGGGGCGGTCAGACCCTTGCGCTTGATCTCCTGCTCGATGGCGTCGTCATCGGTACGGGGGCTGTTGATGCGCTGCATGTGGTGCTCCTTGCGTGGTTCAGACATCGTCGCCGCGTGCTCGCGCCAGGTCGGCGTCGGTCAGCTTCGAGAACTGGTCGTAACTCATGTTCATGACCGTCTTGGCAGTGATCTCGCCGCCGCCGGCCTTGTCGTGGTCCATGCCCACCTTCGAGGTGTTCGGGGCCTGCTTCAACGCAGCGTCCACGTTCTTCTTCACTGCGTCGGTGCGGCGTGCATCGGCCACGGCCTTCGCCGCTGCATCCTTGTCGACGCGGGCCTCGACCTCGGTCGCGGCCTTCTGCTTCGTGGTCGTGGCCGGGAAGACGTACTTGACAGCCTTCTGCAGCGCCTTGCTCGGCGTCTCGCCGCGCGCCTTGAAGGCGTCGCGCAAGTCCAGCACCTCGGCGGTCTTGTCCTTGTCGAAGTCCTCGTGATCCGGGTTGATCTGCGGGTAGGCTTCCTCCAGGCGCTCGACCGTGGTCTCGTAGCGCACCTGTTCGACGGCACGGGCCTGCACGGCGGCGAGCTGAAGGCCCGCGCGCTGTTCGATGATCGCCCGCTCGTCCTTGCGGATGCGAGACATCAGCGCAGCGGCTTCGGCCGCCTTGCCGTCAGCCAGCAGACCGGCGTGCTGTTCCTCCAGCTTCACCAGGGCGTTCTCGGCCTCGGTGATCTCGGCACTGACCTCGGCGACCTTCTCGCCCTGCTTGTAGCGGGCCAGCTCGGCTTCCAGGGCGGCGCGCTGGTCGCGCTCGCGGGCCAGGATCGTCTGGTGCCGGTCGAGCGGGATACGAGGCTTGCCCTTCGCCTTGGTGGCCTTGTCGTCTTTCGCTTCGGTCTCGTCCGCCTCGGTCTCGTCCGCGTCCGTTTCCTCGGTCTCGGTCTTCTCCTGGCCCGCGCCCTTCTCATCCTTCACCTCGTCGTCAGTCGGAGTGAAGTCGTCGCCCCGGTCACTGGCTGCGCCGCCGGTGCCGTCGTCAGCGGGGGCCATGTACCGGTTGAAAATCCAGTGGAGCTTCATGATTTTTGTCCTTGCTTGGGTTGCGGGTTCGATGCCTGCTGGGCAGCGGTCTGTACGCGAAGGGCGCGTTCGGTGGCGGCGGCTTCAGCCTTGAGCTGCGCGTCTTGCGCAGCCTCCTGGTCAGCCAGGCGCTGCTTGTGCTGGAGTTCGGCGTAATCCAGCTCCTTCTGGTGCTCGAACTTGCGGTCCTCCAGCGCGATGTCTGCCTCGACCTCCTGCTGCTTCGCAGCGGCGCCGTTGTCTTCGGGCGGCGTGGCGGCGTCCTTCTGCGCCTTGACCATGACCTCCTGGGTCTTGGCCTTGCGCAAGCCGGCATCCGCCTCCTTGACCTTCGCCTCGTTCTCGGTCTTCGCCACCTCGGCGGCTTGGCCGCGCAGTGCCAGCTCGCGCTGCTGCTGAGCTTCCTGGCTCTCGGAAGCGGCGCGCATCTTCTTGACGATGTCGCCCTTCTTGAACAACCGGCTGTTCTCGATGAGGATGTCGTCGGGAATCTGGATGCCCGCCTCGCGCATGGCGATGGCCTGGTCGAACTGGCTGTCTTCCAAAGTCTGCCGTTGGGGCACGCTGGTGACGACGACACCGTACTCACCGAGCGTCAGGTCGTTGAGGATTTCGCCGGTGACAGGGTCGGGCTGGTTCACGCCGACCTGTTCAGGGTCGCCCGTCATCTCGTCCTTGATGATCGACAGTAGGCGCGGCTCGGTGAAATACTCCTGCACGATGTCGAGCATGTTCCGGGCGATGATGAAATCCGTCCGGGCCAGCGAGTCCATTGGCTTGACCTGGTTCGTGCTGGCGGCCTGGCGGTTCGCCTGAATCGCCTTGGCGGCCACGTCCTCGCGGGCCTGGCCCTGCACGCTGTCCGGCACGCCGGAGATCGTCTTGATGTGTTCCTCGGCCTTGTAGCTGATCCGGTCCAGGCCCTGCGGCACCTGATTCGGCTGGATCTTCACCAGGTCTTTGTCCGGGTCGCCGTTCACCTCGATCACCAGGCCGGTCTCGGCGCCGCGTTGTTCGAGTTCCTCGATGGACATGTTGGCCAGCACGCCGGCTTTCATCTTCCAGCCGCTGTTCGCGGTGGTGTTGATGACGTGCAGCTCCTGGCTGCTGACCTTGTTCAGCAGCTCCTGCGGGCCGATCAGGTTCTCGACCAGGCCAACCGTCTTGCCGTAGCGGAAGTACGGGAAGAACGGGATGATCGTGAAGTGCTTGTACGGGCTCCAGTCGTCGTGGAGCCTGACGTTGTCGGCGATAACCGTCCAACGGATGCGGTGCACCAGCTTCGTCGTGACGGCGAAGCCGAACTTCTCCACGAACCAGGCGATACGGTCGCGGCTGAAGCCCTCGGGTACCGGCCGCATCTCGCCGGTCTCGGTCGAGACGAAGTGCTTCTGCTTCGACAGCTTGCGGTGCTGGCGTTCGATCACGCGGATGTTCCGCATGACGCTCGACTCGTCGTAAGTCCCGTTGTACATCGGGTTCAGGCGGTCGCCGAAGCGGTCGCGGCCGGACTGGATCGAGTCGTAGCCGTAGGGGAAGAAGCTCTGCTCGCGGTTGCGCAGCAGCTCAGCGTCTTCCTCGTTGTAGAGGATGGCGATGTCGTCCGCCGTCATCCACTTCGTCACGAACACCTCGTTCCAGGTGTCCGGGTCGTAGTGCTCGGCGTCCGGGTCGACGATGACGTTCTTCGGGTTGATGTTCTCCAGGACGATGTCGCCCTGCATCGAGTCGTTGAACGCCAGGCGCATGTCCAGGTAGCCGCGACTGGAGATGCAGCCGTCCACGAACATATCCGACCGCTTCCAGTTGAGCTGGTTGTTGTCGGAGACGTACTTCGCCACCTTCGTCAGGGCCTCGGCCACCGTACTGGGCGAGCCGTTCCGGGGCTGGTAAGCGATCTCGCTGCGGTTGTAAATCTGCTCGCCGAAGACGTTCGAGAGGGTGCTGATGATCTTGTTGATCGTCAGCGCTGGGCGGCGGCTCTGTTTGAGCTTGGCCGCGTCCAGTGCATCCCACTGATCGCCGCGGAACATGCGGTCGCACAGCTCGGCCTTCTGCACGAAGTCGCTGTGCCCGTTGTCGCGGGCCCAGGCGTAGCGATTCCAGACTTTCGTTGCGATGGCTGTGTCGAGTGGCATGGCTTACTTCAACGTCTTGATCTTGTAGAGCGAGCGGCCACACTGCGCCGTGATCTCGTCGATGATGTTTGCCAGGTCAGTGCGCTTCTTGGAACAGTCGTCGCGGTGGCTGGTGGCCCAGACTGCGAGGTCTTCGATGACCTTGACCGAGTCATCGTGAATGCTCGGCGGGGTCAGGTTCGGGAACGCTTCGATGGGGCCGAAGTGCCCCTGGTACGTCTCAGCGAAGCGGTCGGCCAGGTCTACGATGGCGTCGTAGAACTCCTGCAGCGCCATGTGGGCGCTGTAGGACCGAGTGCGGAGGTGCGCGATGTGGGTCGCGGTGCGGGCAGCGAAGCAGCGGGCGACGAGTTCACCGGCGTGGTTCATTTCGGCCCGCCCACAGTGTCGAGCTTGGCGGCGATGGTCTTGAAGTCGCCCTTCGTCAGGCACTCGCCGCCGGTAGAGGCCAAGTAACCGCGCAACCAGATGACGAAGTGGTCAGCAGACATGGTCGGCAGGGCGGCAGGCGGGTTCGGCGCGGGTTGGCTATCCACGATGCGCTTCAGGGCGTCGTGGAGCGGCTTGTTCTGCTCGACGTGGCCCTGGCCGCACATGCAGAACTTGCCAACGTAGCCGTAGACGCGGCCCGGCGCGGGGATGAAGCCACTGCAACGCCCGCAAAACTGGTCGGCGCTCATGCGCTCATGTGGCTGCTGCCACGCCCGTTCTGGTTGAGCTTGTCCTTCCACGACGGCATGCGCTTCTCCTGTGGTTTGCGCGGTGGCTCGCTGCCTACCGCCAAGGTCGCCATCCAGGCCAACGAGTCAACGCAGTCGTCATGCACACCGGCTGGGAACCGCAACATCTCGCCTCGGACCATCTCGTACCACTCGCCTTCGCTGTTGAAACTGACCATCCCTTGCTGCATCCGACCCTGAAGCGCCCTGCCCCGGGCCATCTTGTCGGTGATCGGCTTGAGCACCTGGATCGCGGGGTACATCTTTCGCTCCCGCATCCGCTTGAACAGCAACGTCTGGATTGAGCGGTAAATCTGACCGTCCTCGAAGCCTAGAACTAAGTTAGAACTGTACCACTTAGCAGCCAAGTTCAAGATTGCTTCGACGATGAAGAAGGCGTCCCCGCTCTTGAACCTCAGCACGTCGGCCACGTGCAGCCGGTCATCGTCATCCTGCAGGCCGACCGAGCCCACGGTGTAGTCGTTCTGCTTCTTCTCGCTGATGGCGAAGTCCCACGCCATGTAGACCTTCGAGTGGCGGAGCTGCGGAATCTGGCTGCGACGGAACTGGTCCTTCGTGAAGTAGCTGCCGTCGTCGGGCACCGGGTTCTGCTGGTACAGCGCACTCCACCATCGCCCGTCCGTGCCGTCGCCCTTGCGGTTCAGTGCGCGAATCTTGCCCAGCTTCTTCAGGTCGTAGCGGCTGGGGTGCAGTGCCTCGCCCTTCTTGCGCAGCGGCAGCGCCGTGGGGGTGTCGTAGACGATCTCCAGCGTGGCCGGGTCAAGGTACTCATCGCGCTCGGCGATGGCTGGGTACTTCACCACCTCGAACTGGTCGATATCCTCATCGTCCGCGCCAGCGGCCATCATCTGCTGGATGCGTCCGGCCAGGTCGTCGTCGTGCCACCAGGTCTGGATCACCAGCACGCCGCCGCCAGGCGCCAGGCGCGTGTAGGCAGTCGAGAGATACCACTCCCAAATCTTCTCCCGCGCGTCGCCGCTGTCCGCTTCCTCGGCGTTCTTGACCGGGTCGTCGATCACCAGCACGTGCGCGCCCTTGCCGGTGATGGGGCCGCCGATGCCCGCCGCGACATAGCCTCCGCGCTGGCCGGCAATGGCCCATTCCTCCGTGCTCTGGTTGTTGCCGTCCAGGCGCGTCTCGAACACGCTCTGGTAGAGCGTGTCGTCGATGATCTGCTTGACCTTGCGGCTGAAGCCCATGGCCAGGCTCAAGTTGTACGAGCAGGCGATGAACTCGTGATCCGGGTGGCGGCCCAGGTGCCAAGCGGGGAAGTTCTTGCTCGCCAGCTCGCTCTTGCCATGTCGAGGGGGCATCAGCAGCATGAGGCGCGGGCTCTTGCCGGCCGCCACGTCGTCGCTGAAGCGCTCCAAGCGAGCACAGATGTCCTGGTGCACCCAGCCGTCATCGTAGCGGTCATTCATCCGCTTCACGAACGGTAGAAAGCGTCGCCGGCTGAGCACCCGCGAGGCGATCTCCCGCTCGGCGGCGAGCACCTTGGGGTGCTTCAGGGGCGGGAGGGGCTTGGCCAGGCTGGGGTCGGCGGCCAGGGCCGCGGCAACCTGTTCTTCGCGGGTGCCCTCGAACCGCTCGGTATCGGCGTCACCAAAGTCCTTCGGGCTTTCCGGCAGTGGCTGCGAGCCAGCCGTCGACGTGGGCGCGGTTGTGCGGGGTGCTGGCGATTTCTTGGGGGCTGTGGCCTTGGAACGGGTCCGTGGCGCGGGCGAAGCCGGCAGCGCTGGCGGCGTGGTGCGTCCCGAACCGGACGGTTTTGTCGCGGATGGTGCTGATGGCGACATCTTCCGCGTGGAAGCCTGCAATGGCTTCGCGGTCTGGGGCACCTGGACCGCCGATTTGCGCGAGGTGGGCGTCGTAGCCTTCGCGGTAGACCCGGCAGAACTCCGTGCTACGGCCTTCTCGAAGGTAGCGGGCGATGTTGCGGTTCGCGCGGTCTTGCGGGTCGGACTCGCCGGTGAGGTAGTGGACGAAGTCTTCGTAGACGAGCCCGTCGCGGTGCGTGTAGCGCGCGTGGGGGTCGAAGGGGGCGGCTTCTTGGCCATCAGTCATCACCGTCGTCACGGTCGTCTCCTACTGCTTCGAGGACGCCCTCGGGGATCTTGGCGCCGACGATTTCTTCCAGCTCGGCGTCGGTCATGCGCTCCATGCGGGCGCGCTTGCCGTCCGTCGAGATCGTGATTCTTTTCTCCACTGGGGCGTAGTAGCCACACATCTTCCCGATCTCGCGCCAGGCGCTGACCATGGAAGCGGGCTCGGCCATGAGCTTGGCCATCTCGGCGGCTTCGAGCAGCCCATCCATGACCTTTTTGCGGGTCATCTGGGCGGCTTCTTCGTAGTGCTTCTTCTCCTTGGCATACAGCGCCTGGGCAGCAGGCATTTTGACCAGGGCATAGGCGGCGGCACCGCCATCCTTGTAGCCCGCGCGCATGGATGCCGAGTAGACCGACTCGCCCTGCGCCCAGTGGTGAACGAACAGCTTTTGAAGCTCAGTCAGCTTCTTGTCGGGGCTGGAGTTCTCGGCGTTGAGTGCGCGGTTCTGCCATTCGGTCAGTTCGCTGCCGGGCTTGTGGGCTGGCGCCGTATCGAAGTTGGCTGGACGAGCCCTTCTGGTATGTCGCACGCCGGGTGTGGATTTGGCGTATTTGCGTGGGGCGGAGGTCGACATGCGCGGATTCTATAAAAATTTTTAGAAAGTGCTTAGAGCTTAGAGGGGTGGGGTCTACAGAAAGTACTCAGACACGGCGATGTGAGTCTCCTATCCGGGTCGCCTCAAAAGGCGTACCCGGTTCGGATTCGCTTCGCCCACAGCCAAAAAGGATGCTTATTGCTCCGCCCCGCCGGGCTTTTGCTGAGGACGAAGCAATTCATGCGACGAGCAAAACCGCTCGTCGCTCATGCCCTGTTCTGTGTTCTTCACCATCAACTGGAGCATGCAATGAACTACACCACCAACGACATCGTTCGCCTTGTTGCCAAGCTCTTGGCACAGGTTGCCACCATCGCAGCGCTCAGCATGGCGTGCGGTGGCCTGCATGGCTGGGTGCCCGTCATCCTCAGCATGATCGCCTCGCTCATCGCTGGCGAGATCACTGACACCGTGCTCACCGACGCGCGCATCGACCGTGGCTTGTCCACAGTGCGCGGTTGGTTCAGCACCATCAAGCGGAGCGCTGCATGAAGTCCGCGGCTGTTTACAGCGCGTTCTTCACGCTCAAGGGCGTGGTCATGCTGGCGCTCTACCAGTTTGATCCGCTGCCCGCCGCACTGTGGTGTGGCGTTGGCTCGTTGTTCATCGCCGCGCCGTTGTTTGGTGCGGTCTATCTGTTCACCAAGGAGTAGCGCATGGCATTCACCTGGGAGAACCACCGTCGTCGTGATGGTTCACTGGACCTGGTGGCCGCGCTCTACGAGCAAAGCCGCGAGGCCCACGCTGCTGCGCGGCTCGACACCGCGCGCTTCAATCAAGCGGTTGAGTTCTTGGACAAGGTCGAAGAACTCAGTCTCATTCGCGGCAAGCCGCGTCCATTGCTCTCGCCCACGCGCTCGTCGTGGTCGGCATCTAAGTTAGATCGGAGAAATATCATGGCTGGTCCCACCAAGCTCGAACTCACGCAAGCTCTGGCTGCGCGCAACACCGAACTTCAAGCCGCGCGTGTGCGCATCGCCGAACTCGAAGGTGATGTCGTCGTGTGGCGCAACAAGACCGCTGCTGCTGCGCATCTCGCGTTGGAGCAGGTGAAGAAGGTCAAGGCTGCTAACACGCCGCATACGGGGCCACGCCCTGTCTTCGAGTTCGATCCGATGGTCCCGGGTGATTTCCGCCGGGCCATGGATCTCGCAAGGGATAACCGCGGCGTTGTGCGGCGCGCTGCTATTCAGCACTGAGAAATGCGTCGTTTGGGCGCTGAGCAAAACCGCTCAGCGCTCAATCCATTTCATGCGGTCTTCCACTTTTACGGAGTTATTTATGTTGCGTACTACTGCTGAATTGATTGCTGAACGTGCCGCGTGCCATGCACGTGATTCGCAGGCTTGCCACGAACGCACGCTGCTCAACGTCGAGCATTACAGCGTGGGTCAGACCCCTCACACCAAGCACTTCGTGACTTTCACGATGGGCAAGGGCAAGGGCCAGCAGTTCACCTATGGGCCGCACCGCGAGAAGGAAAGCTCCTGGTCGCCGCGCGCTCCGTACTGATTCACCGCGTCGCCCAGCACGCTCAAGCTGGGCAATACCTTAACCGTCTAACGAAAGCACACCATGACCAAGACTCAAACCGCCCGCTCTCAACTCATCGCTTCCTTGGAGCAGCAGCTCAAGGCGAGCGAGGCCAAGCTGTCTATGTTCACGCTGAACAGCAAGGCCAAGGCCGCAGAGCAACTGCGCACCGACGTGGCCAACCTTAAGGCCCGCATCTCCTTGCTGCGCAGCAAGCTGGAGAAGGACACCGTGGTCAACAACGAGACGGGCACCATCGAGTCCGTCGAGGCATCCCCCAAGGAGAAGGCTTATGCCGACTTCTGCGAAGCACGCGACAACTTGCTCAAGTCGCTCGGTGCTGGTAGCGGCACGCGCGCACTGGTTGCCTGGTTCTCGGGCCTCATCGTGGCGTTCATCTCTGGCGCTATTGGCGGCGTGCTGCTCGACATGCTGATCCAAGGCGCGTTGCTGCTCACCGGCAGTGCATTCCTGGCCATGCTGATCTATGTGATCGGCTTGGTGATCACGATCTATGCCGGCATGAAGCTCGGCCAAGCGGCTTACCGCTACATCGCCGACGAGCGCATCGATGCGCACTACCGTTTCGGCAAGACCTGGCTCGCCTACAAGGGCACGCAGGTCAAGTCGCTGTTCGTCAGCGACAAGCCGATGGTTCGAGCCACTGCCTGATCGGAGACAACGATGCTTGAAATGGGCTTCGTTGTCGCGCTGGGTCTGACAGTGTTGTTCGTCAGGCTTGGTGTACGCGGCAGGTTGTGGATCAACAGCCATCCGATCTTCTGCGACGTGACCGTGTTCATCGGTCTGTACTTGCTGCATAGCGGCACCTTCAGCGGCGGCATGGTCGCTGCTGTCGGTGCGCTGTTCTGCTCGCTGTTCATTAGCCTGACCCGCAAGTGGTTTGGCTACATCCAGGACGGTACATATCACCGTGGCTGGGTTGACCTGGGAGGCCAACTGTGAACTGCATCGACGTGATGTTCGTGGATCGTCTCGGCAAAGCTGGGCATACGCCTGCTTTGGTGATGCAGATCCACGTTACCGACACCCTGGCCATTGGCCTGGATGTCGGCCCGCGTGGCGAACTCGTCCCGTACTACCGCATGTGCGGTGTGCCCGCCACTTTCGACACCTGGTTCAACCAGTACCTCAAGGAGACCGCAACGTGATTCGTGCCATTCGATTCTGCGCGTGGCTTGCCACGTGCTCGTTCTTCGGAGTGCTGCTGGCATGGCGCATGTAGCTGTCGACGAGCCGAAGGATGTCGAGTCCTTCGAGATGCTGAGCGAGACGCTTATCGACGACATGACCCTTTGGGGTCGTGATCCGTTCGACGTAATCGCGGCGCTCGAAGAAGAACTCGGCTACCCCATCAACCAACACTGAAGGAGATGGTGATGAACACTTCGTAGCGTTACTCACTCAAGCCCACCAGGAAGCGAGCTTCGGCGACCTGGCGTGATCGAACTGAAGCACCGGCCACCCGGGCGATGCGCTTGCCGGACGCGCTCTCCAGCCCAACAAATCGCACGTACTGCCGCAAGGCTGGCGGCTCGGAAAGACGAGCACCCTACCTAAACCAAACTTGAAAGATCATCATGGCCCAAACCACTCTTGCCGCTGCTCTGACTCAAGCCGGCGTCGTGTCCTCGAACTTCGTGTACTTCGACCTGATGGACGATTTGGATGATCGACTGTCCAACGGCGAATTGAAGGCCCGCGTGTTCAGCTCGCTGGCCTGGAACATGGACATGACCGTGATCAACACGGCACGCTCGTTGTTCTACGATGCGTACCGTGAGACGACCGAGGTCAACACCATCGACGCATTCAACACTTTCATGATGAACGTGCGTGATATGTCCGCAGCCGGGCAGCATTCGCATGACATCGGCTTCGAGAACACGGCATCCTACGACCAGCTCGTGAACTTGTTGAACATGCGCCACTACTGGCACGACTTTGCACGTGCCAGTGCAACGCGCGAGTACAAGCCAAAGACTTTGCTGGAACTGATGACCAGCGAAAAGCAGCAGGCAGTCAGTTCTCTTGATCGCCAGAAGTTGAGCATGTTGGCCGAGTTCGCTGCTGATGGCGATAGCGAGCAGACCAAGCAGATGCTCAGCGTGCTGATCGAACGTCAAGACATCCGCTTCAAGGATGCCTTCGAGGTACGTCGCAAGATCGCTCCGTCGATCAACGCCATCATTATGCGTGCCACTGACTCTGCAGCGATCCTGAACGACGGCCAGTGCCCGCACTTCCACATGTTGCCGTTGACGTCGCAACAGCGCTTCACTCGCAGCGGCGTGTCGGCCATCGAGCGTGCATTGAGCGACATGGGCACTATGCGTTCCATCACCATGATGGAGTTCGCGTTGTACCTCAAGGAAGGCGGCATGGCCATGAAGGCACTGAACGAAGTGCTCAAGGCGCCGAAGTTCCGCGATCTGTAAGCACTGCAGGAGGCACGCGCCTCCGATCCCCTCTTTTCTCGATTCAGACGGACTGCACATGCACAAGACTGTCACTCTCAAGCTCGAAGTCAAATGGCGTCTCAATCCAAGCCAAGTCGGCGACATCATCCGGTTCATCACAGACGACCTTGTAAAGGAATGCGCTGACGATCATCAAGCCTTTGTGGAAGTGGCTGAAGTCGGCATTGACGGCACCGCAGTGGTGGACCTCTCTCAGAAGAAGTCGGTGATGCCCAGCTCTGGCTGGCGGGTCATCACACCGCAGCGCGAATGGGTCACGGACGACAGCGAAGTAGCTCACGCTGTTATTGACGGGCTGCGCGCTTTCGGTGTCCGGGCCAGGATCGTTGAAGCCTAACCTCTATCCAGGGTAGACGGACTGCGTTCCATTGTGTCCGTTCTGAACGCACTTCCCACCTTTGTCTACATAGAAAAAACACGTGCTCTTTTTTTAGGCAGTACTGTTCTGTTTTCTTAGAACTTTATTATTATTTCAGAACAGAACGGAACATCAGAACATCTATATAAATCAACAACTTAGCGATGCCCACCTGTTCCGGTGTTCCTTTCCTGGGCGCAATCTAAGATAGACCTACAATCGACGCCTCCTAGGCCCAGTGAGACCACCATGAAAATCTACTTCCTCGAAGCCACTGTCCCCCTGACAAAGAGCTACCGGAAGACCGGGCCGGAACTCGTGAAAGCGCCCTACCCACTCGTCACCGAGGTGACATCTCACGAGGTCATCGTGGCTGACCTCAAGGCGTTCGAGGTCGCGCTCAAGCACCACGCCGCGCTGGGCCACTGTCTACTCAAGGGCACGTTGTCCCGCGACCTGGTCTCCGAGTCCCGTGCAGGTACTACCACCACGGATGCACAGACGGACTGGATCTGTCTGGACATCGACGGACTGCCCGCTACATACCTCGACACCAGCGGCAAAGCCACCCCGATCACGGTCGATGGGCTGCTCACCGACCTGGGCCTAGGCGATGTGAGCTACGTGCTTCAGTGGTCTGCCTCTTACGGCATCGAGTCCACTGATCTCCGTGCTCACATCTTCATCCAGCTCGCTAAGCCTATGGCGGCACCGCTGCTCAAGCAGTGGCTCGTGCAGCTCAACATCGAGAGCCAGATCCTTTACCCCTCGCTCAAGCTCACCAAGACGGGCAATGCAATCTCCTGGGGCTTGGACATCTCCACTTGCCAAAACGACAAGCTCATCTACATCACGCCGCCGATGCTCAAGGGCATCAAAGACCCGATGGGCAAGACACCTCGCGTGACGTACACGAAGAAGGTCAAGGCGAAGCTGACTATTGATCCTTCCACCATCTCGCTGGCCAAGAACACCGACCGTTCGCACAACATCCTCAACGAACTGCGCCTGGCGGCTGGGCTGCCCAAGCGCAAGACCGCATTCAAGACTGTGGGCACCGTTGAAGTCATGGTCAAACCCGATGCTTGCATCATTACTGAGCGCAAGCAGGAACGTGGCTTCGTCTACTTCAACCTCAACGGGGGGGACTCCTGGGGCTACTACCACCCCGAGACGAACCCCGACTACATCTACAACTTCAAGGGCGAGCCGACCTACCTGACCAAGGAGCTATTGCCTGACTACTGGACCGAGATCCACTCGCAGAAGACAGCGCAGGGCAACGCCAATGTCGTCGACTCGGCGGGCTTGATGAAGATGGCCTTCCTCGACCCCGTCACCGACAAGTACTGGCGTGGCACTTACGACACGAAGTCCGACACATTGCAGCTCGAATCCACGGCGTCTCTCACGGCGCTGCGTCACTACGCCAAGTCCAACGGCATCATCTTCAACGACGAAGTCGTGCCCGAGTGGCGTTTGGTCTTCGATCCGCACGACAACGTGCGCGTGGACGTGGCAAATGCCACGGTCAACTTGTTCCAGCCCACGGAGTACATGCGCGCCGTAGCCAAGCAAGTCAACACCTGCCCCAAGACGATCAGGCGTGTCATCCACCACGCGCTCGGCTCGGATGACGAAGCCTTCGACCGCTTCATCAACTGGTTGGCCTATGTGCTCCAGGTGCGGGACGTGGCACTGACCGCATGGATCTTCCACGGCACGGAAGGCACAGGCAAGGGCACGCTGCTCAACCGTATCCTCAAGCCGCTGTTCGGACGTGAGCACGTGGCAATCCCACGCATGTCCGAGCTGGAGAAGGAGTTCAACGGCTTCATTGACCGCAGTTTGCTGGTCGTGGTCGACGAGTTCGAGGCCGCAGCTCTGCAGTCAGAGAAAGGCGTAATGGCGGACATCAAGCGCTACATCACCGAACAGCATGTGCCGTTGCGCCGCATGCACCGTGACTCGAAGACGATCCGTAACTACTCGGCATGGATCTTCAACTCGAACAGCAATACCTCGGTCACAGTGCCGCGTGGCGACCGCCGCTTCAACGTCGGCAAGTTCCAGCCGAACAAGCTCATCATCACCGACGCTGAGCTGGCTAAGATCGACAAGGAACTGCAAGCGTTCCATGACTACCTGCTGTACTTCCAGGTGAACAAGGACCAGGTTTACACGCCGCTGCTCAACCAGGAGCGCGACGAGCTGATGGAACTGACCGAGAACGCCGTAGACGCCGTCGTGAACGCCCTCACCGGCGGCTCGATGGTTCACTTCATCGATGCTCTGCCTACGGACACACGCTATGTCGGCAACGCTCAGGACGCTGCCCGGGTCAACGACTATAAGAGCGTGGTTAGCGAGCTGCTCAAGCGCACGGACAGGAACACGGGCGTGTGCAACGTAGCCCGCGACGAGATGAAGGTGCTGTTCACCTACCTCGTCGGCAAGACAATCCCCGACAGCCCGAACAAGTTCACCAGCTTGCTCAAGCACCACCGCATGCGCATGACGAAGGTGCGCGTAGACGGCGTGCCGGTGAACGGCGCACAGATCACCTGGCTTGACCTGGCTGACTGGAGCGACTACCTGAACGCAGTCGCACCGCCGCAGGTTGTGACCGCAGCGAAGAAAGCGAAGTTGTCGAGGGTGAAGTGATAGAGGGCGCGACAGCTCAAATCTACGCAATGCCCTTGCTTACGCAAACCTGCTGAAGGACTGACGATGCGCTACTCTCGTTTCGTGCAGGTTGTCTCAGGTCTAAGTTCGATCGCACTGAAGGTCTATCACGCAGTGCCGATAACTGAGGCATGGACAGCAGCTCAGATCAACAGCGAACTTCGTCGTCAGGGCGTCACGAAGTCCACCGATATCGTCGAAGGATGCCTGGCGAATTTGGTGGACAACGACCTGGTGCTCGAAAAACCTATGGGCACGTTTCGTCGTATCGAGGTCCGCGAACCGGAGAAAAAACAGATGGCCACCACGCCTGCTTTGACTGTCATCGCTACATCCGCAGCACCGGTCGATCCGCTGCAAGTTCTGGCCGCTCTGTCGAACCGCGTGCGCCAGCTTGCTGATGAGATCGACACGATTGCGCTGCAAGTCGACGGCATGTTCGCCGCGGTGGCGAAGGACAGCGAGAAACTGCGTCAGCTCCAGAACCTGCTGAAGGGATGACCGATATTGAGACCATCGAACGCCTTGAAGCAGAACTGCTCAAGACGCCAGAAGGCGTGAGGATGACGCTCGAAGAACGGCAGCAGCTTTGCAAGAATTCCAGCTACGTGCGGGTCAAGTCGAACGGCGGAGCGGTTGTGTTGGTTCCGGCAGAAGTTTTGCGTCACCGTCTATCGGTATGGCGTAAGCGCCTAGCCGAACAAACGCTCAAGGCACTGACGAAATGACCGATGCTGAGTTCCTCGATAATCTGTGGAACCGACAACCAGTGCTCGGCAAAGTGATTGTCACCGCTGCCGAGTACCGCCGCTTATTTGTCTTGCTGAATGGTAGAGACACGTTGGACTGCGGAATGTGGTCGGCTGACACACGAACAATTCGTTCCTATGTCACTTTGGCAAGGGAGTTGCTCATCCGGCGCGTATTACAAAAGCTCACAGCATGACTGATGCAGAACTGCTCGACACGCTGAAGCGGCGCATGCCAAACGAGCACGGCCGAATCGTCGTTACTGCTGATGAAAATCGCCAGTTCGCAGACATCTTTAGGCTATTCAGTAAAGTAGCAGCTTCGTACTCGTGGGAGGCACAACCAGAAATGCTCACTACGTTGATAGCTGAAGGGCGCGACATTTTAGCTAAGCGCACCCTTCAGGCACTGACGAAATGACTGACGCAGAGTTCTTTGACCAATTAGAGGCTTGCGCAGCAAAGGATCTACCGATCATCATAGGGGAACCGGAGATGCTGCGGCTCGCTGCGTTTACTCGGTGCTACTGGGTTATTCAAGACACCAAGATCCCTGGCACGAACTGTCATCAGGTTCGCCCTCAAGAACTTACCGAACTCGTGCGTGAAGCACGAGTAAACCTCGTTGCGCAGACTCTGCGCAAACTTACTTCATGAAAGATTCTTCAATGGCCGCCCTCACCAAGACCCAGCTCGAACACGCCAAGATTCGCATTACCGAGGCGAGCCGCGCGTTCATCCGCGCGAAGTGTGTTCAACCTCCGAAGACCATCAACTTCACTAACGTGGAGAAGTTCACCATGATCGCCACCGGCGCCGCGACGTTGAAGGAGAACGTGGACCCCAGATGGCACGGTTTTCTGGTCGATGCGTTCAATTACCCGCAAACGCCGGAGATGGTCGAGCAGAACAAGGCGTATGACGCTTGGTCGGCACAAAGCGAGCAGACGCGCGCTGACGCGAACGCCATTGAGTAGAAGTTGCTCGACGAGCTGATCATGAGCCCGGATGGTGCCGCCGCATTGGTCCGTATCGCCGAAGCGTTCGCAATCGCTTGACCGAACGTCTAAGTTCGATCTAAGCTCCGCTCCCTCAATTCAAGGAGAACATGATGCCCCTGACCGCACAGGAGGTTTTCGACAAGGCGCTGCACGGGTTACGTGCGCAGAAGCAGAGAAGCGTGCGCCGTGCCTACGGCCTCTGCGCCTACCGCGGCGGCACCAACGGTGAGCTGAAGTGCGGCATCGGCTTCTGCATTCCGGATGAGGTCTATACGCCGAGGATGGACAGCAATGACGGCGCTGACGACATAACCATTGGCGGCCTAGTGCGGAGCAACGCCAAGCTCATGAAGCTGTTCGAGGGCATTGACCGAAACTTCCTGACTGAAGTGCAGGACGCTCATGACAACTTCATGCCGCCTCGTTTCGACAGCGCCGTTGACATGTCTGCCTGGGAGCAGGCGATGGCCGACATCGCCAAGCAATACGGCCTGAACTACACCGCACCGGTTTGATCATGGCCATCGCTAAGGGCCACCAAGCCAATTTCGACACGATGCTCAAGGCCGCCAAGAACGGCAACTTGGCACTCGCTGAATGCACGGACGCCAAGACCGGCAAGCCGGTCATTACCGTCTGCATGATGAGTCGCGTCGGCAACGAGATGCAGATGACGCCGGTTGCCAAGATGTTCGACGGCAATCCCTTCCATGAGCTGATGCCACCGAGCATCTAAGAAAGATCCAACCATGAAACCCTCTCAAGTCCAATCCG